AGTGAACTTAGAAGCCGAGTAAGTAACAAAAGCACGGCTACCACCCATACCGGTGCGGGACTCACATTTGATCTTAAGGGAACAACCTTCTGCAACGTCAAAGATCTTAACACCGAATTCATCAGCATCATCACCATCGATAGCAGCGTTAATGATCTTTGCAAGCTCTTTACCATAGCGGATAACTTTAACCTTACCTTCGTTATCAGGATTAGTAGGATCAGTAATAACATAGGCATTGACAAACCAATTCTCTTTACGAGTGATTGGCTTGATCTTTTCTTTCTCTTCAGCAGAGCCCGTATTATAGGTTTTAAGAACAAGCTGATCGATCGGGCACTGCTCTCCGTAAGTCGAAGGACAGAGGGTAGTAACAAACTGGCCAGTGCAAAGACTATTCCAGGAGTGATGGTAATAATGATACATCGTCGACTTAGGATCGGTAACATTAGGTACCAAACGGACGACATAAGTCTTACCGGGTTCAAATTTCATGATCTCTTTGTAAGAAGAATCCTTCTTATCAGTCAAAGAGGCCTTAATTTCGTTAAACATATTTTTCGTGAATGTCATAGTGTTATTATTATGGTTGATATTTTGCAGAGTTCAAGTTTTTATCTACAAAAAGTTTTAGGCGAATAAAAGCCTTTTCAAGAAAAGGTCTTAATTCTTTAGAATTCATATATCGTGTCCGGTATTCAAGAAAATTAGTTCCAAAACGTCCTAGTAGGAACTCTCTTTCATCTTTAGGCATTTCTTGTATTGTATGAAATATATTAGGAAATTCCATTAAAACGTAAGGATTAATTTTATTATGTTTAATATGGTAAGTCCAGATTGGTTCAATACTTTTCTCTCTGTGATAGATATAATCGTGAAGCTGAATATTATTCTGTAAACAGTAACGGACAAGAAATGTAAGAGAGTCTTTAACATCTTGCACTTGAGAGTCTGGAGATTCTTGTAAGAGTTGTTGTTTATAAATTGTATAAGTCTTAATAGCTCTTGGAGAAGCAAAATAAGAAAGATCAAAATACTGAACGTCTGTATATAGTTTATAAGGAGCTATAAAATAGGTATCCATATTAACATCTGGATACTTGGAAAAGAAAATGGCAAGACGTTTAATATGAAGATATTTGGGGTCGTTTTGAAAGTCAGTAAAGTCCTGTTTTAACCTAAAAGCCTTGCCTCGAAGAGAACGAGAGACTGCTAGATGTTTATTATAAATGCGACGTTCTAAATCTGTAATCACTTTGCTATTGATTTCTTAAACAACCGTTTGGTGTTTTTCGATTTTAATAGCGGTGGGTACAATTGCAACAGACCAAGTAAGGCTTCGTGCACACTGTCTGAATGTGTAACTTCTACAAACAAGTCTCTTATTTCTTTGTTTTCTAAAATACATACAAATATAGCAGCTGGGTTTAGTCTTTTATTATGAATAATAGAAAGAAAAGATCCAAACTTAAACACCCCAAGAATATACTCTTTGGTGCAAACTTGACTTAAAGGATTTGTTCTAGCATTAAAGTCATTAAGGACTTTTTCGTTAAACATTTGATATAGAGTATTTACTACATAAAACTTTATTAATCCACGTCTTTAGGAACAAAAAAATGTAATTAGAATAAATATATGATACACAAATATGGCATATCCTCAAGAGTTAAATGTAACCGGTGCTGGTTCTTCTGAAGTCAACGGCACTTATTCTCTAGATGAAACTGTTAACCAGATGCCTTCTTGGATTAACGATTCCGGAGTTGTTCTTTCTTGTAAGGGCACTTATTGGACATTAGAAGATAATAATACTGTTTATTATAAGTCCACACCGGGTTTTGATACCGTTTGGGTAATCGAAGAAGGACAACAACCTCTACCAACAGTTAACCAAAATTAAAGATTATGGCATGTGCAGATACAATTATCGTAACCGAGGCTGGAACAGCAGCTGTTAATGGAACTTATGTCCGAATTCCTGGAACTACCAACTTCAACAAAGAAGGTGATTCAACATATCGGTTATCTTTAGCTGGTCCTTTCCCTGGCGGGGAAGGGTTTATTCCTTACACCTGGCGTCTTTCTCCAAATCCGTATGCGGGGGAGACTTATTATATTTTCTCTCAACTCGGCTACACAGGATGTCCTGAAGATATTCCTAGAGCTTCATGGACTGTTGGTGAGTTAGGAACTGGAGCTAAACCAATTCTTACCCCAGACGGTGACACAGGATTTGAATTTGATCCTTTTGCTCCTTGGGCTACTTTAACTGAAACAGGCCGGACAAGATTTCTTAGACTTAAAGTCTTAGGTTACATTTAACCTTCTGTTAATTTCGTAAGAGTGTTCTCGGCCTCTTGTACAGCTTGCTGGGTGTTTTCTTGAGCAAAATGATCCGGGTTAACTTCTGTAAGTGTTAACGTTTCGTATTTAACTTTGAAGGTACAGTGACCGTAATTAACACCGAACCGGTTTTTCTGCATACCAAGGTGAATGAGTCCGAGTTCTTTATCTTCTTCCTCCTGCCAAAGAGAGCAAATAACGTCACAAGTGGCAGCAAGACCAATACTTTCAGATATGCCTTCCATCCCGGGTGATGCTGTGTTGAATGCTCCACGATTTAACTGTGATGCCGTAACAAACGGTATACCATATTTAAACGAAAGAGCTCTTAATTGTTCGGCTATTTCTTTAACTTCAGCATATGAATTAAGATTCTTTGAAGTTGGTTTAAGGAGGTTAATATAATCAATAACGACTACTTCAGGTACAAAACCTTTATGTTTAAGTTTACCAATGTATCCATCAATATGACGAACAGTGATAGTCTTTGGTGCATACTCTTTAACAACAAGCTTTGAATCTAATTGTTTACGTAAATGACCAATTTGCTGTTTAAGTTCGTCTGTATAAATCTTTAACTCATTATGAGGTATTTGAGTAAGCTGAGTACTAATTCTCTTCGCGTACATGAACTCAGACATCTCAAGAGATATAAGCAAGGTATTCTTACCTTTCATTACCATATTAGTAGCTAGGTTACCTAAAAAGATACTCTTACCGACGTTTACTTGACCGACTAAACAGGTTAGTGTTTTAGGAAATAACCCGCCTTCAAGTCTTTCATCTAAAAATTTCCACCCTGTAGGAATAGGATTGTAAATCTTGGTAAGTTCTTTAATATGTTCATCAATGTCTTCAAAATACCAAGAACCGATATCTTCAGATAAGGTTATATTATAAGCCTTTTCAAACTCTTTAAGAGTTTCAGCAGGGTCAGTTTTACCCTGAGCATACTTCTCAGCTGTCTCAACAATAGTTTTATACAAACATCTTTCTTGTAAGAATCTTTCAGTATTATTGATTAGTTCTTCTTTGTTAAACTTTGTATCAAGCTCTTTAAACTTTATAGCTACTTCGTTAAAGGCCTTCTTTTCTTCTTCAGTAGTTAAACGAGCTTTAAGCTCTGTGGTCGTAGGACAAAGACCTCTCTCATTAAAGAATGAAACAATAGACTTAAAAATAGTCTTAATGTTCTTATCACTAAAGTATTCCGGGTCAGTGTACTCTATGATCGACGAGAGATACTCTTGGCTCAGCAAAGAGTTAAAGAGGATTATATTCTCGTAATAGTCAAGATCGAGCTTAGAAGACATCAATCAATATTATCGACTTCTTCTTCAATATCAACTGACGACTCTGAGCTACCGTAACAGAGTTTATCTTGAAGAACTTCTTCAAGTTTAGGCATAACTTTAGCCCAAAACTCGGGATTCTTTTCTAGGTCTTTACGATAACCTAACGACTCATCGTTAAACATTACAGTACGACCCGGCTTTTCAATAACTTTAAATGCTTCTGCAATTTCAAAGAGACCGGCATGTTTATCTAAACCGGATTTAAAGTTAAGATAAAGCTCAGTCTTAAGGTAGTTAGGTACGAAACGATTTTTAATCGTAAGAGCACCTAATGTAACTCCTGAGATATTATGAGCAATAGCAATTGATTCTTCATTAGGGTTATCAGATACTTTTTCGTTCTTAGTACTCAACTGAACCAGGACAGATGCGAGATAGATCGGCCCTTTACCGCCTGATTGAGTCTTAACTAAAGTCGGGAACATTTCCATTGAATCATAGACGTGGTTAGAGAATAGAATCGGTACACGAGCTTTAGCAGCTTTGTAAGTAAGAACTCGCATCATCGACTTAATAGCTTTAGCTCTTTGTCCGACATCAGAGGCATCTTTACCAGAAGCAGAGTCTCGAATTTCTTTAGCAGAGGCTAGATTACCTAACGAATCAATTGAAACAATAAATTTTAGATCGGGATTATCAGCTTTAATGACATTATCTAAGAATGCACAAATCTGGTTACGACAATCTTCAATAGTCTCAACCGGGTAGTACTTAGTACGAGAAGGATCCATACCAACGGCAGCTGCACCTTTTTTATCGACAGCAACCTCAGAGTCCCAAATTACAGCAACAAATCCTTTCTTTTGTGCATTGGCCATAATCTTATTCATGATAAGAGTTTTACCGGCCATTGAGGGACCAGAAAACCCTGTAATACGGCCTACAGGAATACCCTTATACATCGAACCACTAATAATTGCATTGAGAGCGTAAGAGCCCGTATCAATCCAATCATCAGCAGTTGATAAGGTAGATGCTTCTAAAACTGCAGCATCGGGGTTAAGGTCGTCAACAGACTTAAAGATATCTTTAAGATTAGCAAGAGGGTCGTCTTTTTTAGCCATACCTCTATTGTGAATGACCTTTATAGGAATGCAACTTATTCGTCAAACAATTTAATAACTTCTGGCGAACCTTGTGGTTGCTGCGGAGCAGTAGGACTGACAGGTGTATTTGCAAATATTTGACGGTATTGTGCTTCTAGTTTAAAGTCAAAAGTGATATCTTTTGCTTCTGTAATACTTGATCTGTTGTATAGCCAACGTGTACCTGCATCTTTGTCTGCTAAAAATTCTTTAAAAAACAAAGGTAAAATTTGAAGCTGTAATTGCCCTGTTTGTTGATTAGGCATTATGTGAATAACAGCAGGATTTTTAATTGCTAAAACATTTGTTGTAGTTTCGCTTTCAATTCTTTCACCAAGAATTGTTCGGCCAACTGAATCAAAGAATACTGTAATTTTATTTTGTTCGCTCATAGTTTAATATATTATATTAGTTTGTATTTAAAATCTACTGGCCCATTGCTTTTTTTGTATAATATTTTG